TTGCAACAGAAGACGAATTTTGCGAAGTTTCGCCCCTACCGTAATCAAAATTGACTATAGAATTTACAACCGCACTGCCATCGAGCTTTATAGTATTTCTATAGCTATTTACTACTTTTTCTTGCGGGCTTCCTAAATTATTATAAGCGGCTTGAATGTCACAAACAATATTTGCACCATTATCATTGTAGCCATCATCGGCTTTATAAACTTTACCATTTCCGCCAAAATAAAGATTATTGTTATACATTCCCCAAGTGCTGGCATTCATTCCTGTAAATTTGCAAGCTGCGCCCGTAATTGTATTTAGAATGTATTGGTGATAAGTTGTGTTAGTTGCCACTGGCACATTAATTAACAGCCAACCGCCTTTTGGATACATCGCAACTTCCCAACCGTAATTGGAACTATAATCATTAACCGCCTTAATTGCTGCGCCTGATAATTTACTTCTTTGCGTAACCGAGCCGTCATTTTTAAATACTTCGCTAAAAAACACGAAATCTTGATCGGTTATAATGACGATATCGCCAGCAACTTTTTTAGCTCCTCTAATTGCTATTGGACGACCTATTTTATAGGTTCCAAGCAAAGCCCAAGTGCTAGGATCAGAACCTTGGTAAAGAAGCACATCACCACTTGACATTAAAAACACCGCATAATCATCAACGCCGTTTCCACCATCTAAATTCCATGTCATCATCGAAACAAGATTGCCACCAAACGGCGCAACTCTAGATAATTGAAATTTTGTAAATACACCACCGATTGCGTTGGTTGCTCCATACCAAACATCTTGAGCGTTAGAGTTCCAAACATAGACTCTATTTTTATGCAAATTTATGCCGTTTAATTCGGTAACCGTTAAACCAGTTCCGCTTATGGTACTTGCGGTTAAAGTAGTGCCGTCAAATGTTTGCGGTGTATCGGCACCATTTACCATTATTAAATTAGCGTTAAAATTTACCCACTGAAATCTCGCGTTAGTAAATCCAGTGCCTACACTTACAATGCTTGCGGGGTTTGTGATGTCATTTAGCGTGCTTCCATTAGCACAAATAAGCTTTCTAACTGTATTGGCGTTGTATTCCATCAAGGTCTCAACATAGCCAGACAAACCAGTTGCATATTGTGTAAATCCTTTTCTAGTTGTTACAGAACCCTGACCAGGAAACCAATTTTCCATAATTATAGCATCGGTTGGTTCCATCGCACTTTCGCTATCTTTAGTGTTTAATCCACCAGAAGGAGAAGGGACATTTACTCTAAGAGCCTGCCCGTTTCTTTCTTGGTCTAGTGTTGGATAAGATTTACCTAAAGTTAATACCATTATGGAACAATTTGAGTTGGATAACCGACTTTAATTTTATTGTCGTAATAATAATGTTTTATTGTTCTTCTTTGACCGTTGGCTCTTGCTCTTTCGGCGACTGCATTATTAGCAACTTTTTCTTCTTCACCATAAGGGCGACCTTGATTTTTAAGCCATCTCCAAGTTGCATCTAGTCTAACAATATGTGCGTCAATAGCTGGTACATCTGTATCTGCTAACCATTGCGACTGCCCAACTAGTGTAGAACTTAACACAACTAAATTACTTACATATTCGTAAATGTGCGCTTCAATTGATGCGGGTGTTGGAAATAAAACAATTTGTTTTCCTCGTATTCTCGAATAACCATAACCAGTTCCGCCAGTAATATTTTGGTTTTTTAGGATTCTCCATTCTTCAGGAGTTACTGGCATTACTGCGTGTTGCGTGGTAGTGTTCCAAAAAGTATTATTAATAAGCCTGTCAAAATCACTTGGCAAATCATAGCCATCTTGAGAAGCGACGGTGTTAAATGTCTTTTCTTTTTGAAGCTCCTGCCAATCAAAAGCGCGCGATAATTCAGCGATTGACACCGTCATCACTTCTAAAATTTGTTTTGCAACATCCTCAGTATTGCCAATAATAGAAGTTGGGACGTTTCCAGACTTGGTTTCTTTTAAAATTGATTGTGCGATTGTTAAAAGGCTCATCTATTTTTTTAGTAGGGTTAATAAAACTTCTTTTGAAGCATTTCCTTTATATTCGATACCTAAAATATCAAGTTCTGCTTTAATTTCAGAAGCGGTTCTTTTATCTTCTTCTGCATTTTCTAAATTAGCAACAGAAAGCGCTGAAGCTTTTAATGCTTCATTTTCTGCCCTTAATTTATCTAATTCAGTTTGAAGATCTGGTTTACCATTTTTTTTCAAATTAAGATATTTATTAAAAGCGCTTTTATATAAATCTTTTTCGTGGACTAAAATTTTTTCGCCTTCAACATAAATATTTTTTTCAGTGGCTTTTCTAATAATTATTGTTCCTGGGTCGTTCGGAATTGTGATATGAACCCAAAGGTCATAATTTTTAGTGGTTTCATTTTGTTTATCAAAAAAAGCGATCATTAAACCTTGATCAGCTACTAATTGGTTTGGCTCAACATTAAGAACTAAATTTGTCATTTTTTTTTATTTTAAATTAATATTAAGAGGGGTTTTTTAAGCCCCTCCAAATAATTTAACTACAATTAAGCAGCTAAACCATCATCAACGAATGGATAAGCTATTTCAAGCTCAGCCAAACCAGTTGAAGGCGTATCGATTGCAGAAGCGCCTTTGCACTTCTTGATTCTATCGCCAGCAACAATCGCATCATCAATAGATCCAGCAGTAGCAGTTCCATAGCAATTTGCGTTGTCAGCAAAAGCGGCCAAAACTTTACCTACAGCTTTACCATAGATTTGATACCAACCATAACTAGAAGCAACATTTATAGACATTGAAAAACCAACATCACCAATATCATTAGCGGCCAATAAAGAAGTTGAAAAATCATCTGGATTAATAAGAACGCATGAACCTACGACAGTAGATGCAACGCCTTTTAAATAGATAAATTCGCCTTCACCGTAAGCAGTGGAAGCAATATCAACAGCTTTAACTCTAGTGCCTAATGGCAAGAGTTGAGTTGTTGAAGTATCGGCAATGGCTTGTGGAATCACTTTACCATCGACAGGAGAAAAAGTAGACATATTTTTTATTTATAAATTGTTATTAATTAAGCGTGCATTACGCCGTGAACTCTTGCATTATCAATAGTCATGTTTCCGAAGAAAGTCATCGGAACGACATAAGCTGCTTGATTATAAGGGCGAGTTGCCTCTCCTTTTGTAAACAATGATTCCCCTAAATATTTCAGAAAAATGTTATTTGTATTTATAAAATATGCGTGTTCAGCAGGGCATTCTGGATCATAGAATACATCGCTTGACTTATATTTTAAATTGTCAAAACCCATCGCGCCAATTTTATCAGAAGAAATTCTTTGAATAGTTTGGGTTGCGGTTTCAAAATAACTAAAATATACGGAATCGGCGGCAATCATATCAGGAAGTTTACCCATTTGGGCTTGACATCTTAGATATAATTGGTTAAAAGCGGCAAGAATAGTAGTGGCAGAAGGCGTTACTGATTCGACTGAGAAATCATATAATTTATTTTGCCAGAAAGAATAATTTGCACGGTTAATTTGTCCTACAGTTCCAGTAGTTGGAGCGTCAGAAACTAAAAGTTTCAAACCACCGACTTCTTTACCACCAATACCAGTTCCGTCAGCATAAATTGAAGTTCCAATTTGGTTAGATAATGAAGCTTCAAGAACTTTCATTTTTTCGGCTAACAAATCAACAATTTGTTCAGGACCAGCATTTTGCGCATACTCTAAATCAGTCATGGTAACGGTACCAGTTAAGATTTTTTGTGCGAAAGTTGCGGTCGAAATTACATCTTGAGGAGTTGTATTATAAGTGTCATACTCGCCTTGATATTGAACAGTTCCGTTTGTTGCGTAACTAATTTTTTCTTGGAAAGTAGCACCGCCTGATTTTTTAACGATGTTTCCTTTTGCTTTCAATTTTTCAAGCAAAGGGTGGTTGTTGGTGATGTTATCGATAATACTAGGAGCGTAATTATCCAAAGTAGTAGTCAATAATTGTCCAACGGTTGAATTTGGATTCGGCATTTTATGTATTTTTTAAGGTTGTTAAAAATTTGTAAAAATCTATAACGCGCCAGCAAAATGCTTAGAAACAATATCTTTTAGTGCGGCTCTTGGATTGGCGGGAGCAACATTCACACTTGAAGTTCTACCTGAGAATTTTTTAAGCCTTTTGGCTTTTTCTAATTCTTCTTTACGCTTTTCTGTTGCCTTTCTAGTGATTTCAGCATCTCTCAATTCAACAAGCTCATCATCAAGCATCACTGCCTTTTTATAAGCTTGCTCCAGAGTTAAATCAGGATTAAATAACGGGCTTTCTTCAATAAAAAAAGTAGCCATAGTGTTCCTAACTTTCTCAAAATGAGGGAATTTAATTTCACCATCACTATTTTTAGCAGATCTAAATTGCTCAATTTCTCTTGCATTTAAATCTGCTGTTTCGTCTTGTTTCTGTCTTTCTATCTGTGCGAGCCTAGACTCAATGTTCTTGTAATGGTTGTCTCTAGCAATCTCTTCAGGGGTGCGATAATCGTACTCATCCTCAACAGGTTCTATTAAACTTGTTAAATCAATTTTAGCGTATTTCGCTAAATCTTTTAATGCTTGGATTGGGTTCTTTTTTAAAGATTCGTCAAAAGCTTTAAAATTAGCCATCTCCTTTTTTGTGTTACCTAACTCAAGTCTCACTTGGTCTTCCCTAGCACGCAAAATTTTGCCTGCTTCTATAACCTTGGCTTGTGCTTCGGGGTCTTTAATTAATTCAACGGCTTCCCTAAATTCTCGTGGTTGTCCACTAAGAGTTTTTTTTAGGTCAATGCCCTTGGTTTCAATATTCTCTTTTACTTCTTCTTCTGGCTCTTCTTCTGTATTATCAGTAGATTCCGCCTCTTCTTTTAAATCAATTACTTCTTCTTCAATATTTTCTTCAATATTTTCTTTTATTTCTTTTTCAACTTCAACAATTGGATTTTTAGAATCCTCAATCTTGGTAACACTTTCTAACAATTTTTCTCTTAATTGATCTTGAACTTGATTCATATATTATTGTTTGTTAATAAAATTTAGAATTAAAATACTTTAATATAAATAATTGTCAAATAGTTTTTTAATAATCTTTAATGTGGCAACCAGCTTCTTTAATAGATGCTAAATAATTTGCCTTAGTTTTATAAACTTTATTGTCTAAATGGCTATAAATTCCGCCTTTCTCGTTTATTTGTTGGTCAATAGTCGGGTCTTTGCCGAGAAATTTTCTTGTATTTTTACTTATTGGTCGGCTATCCACTTCCAACCAATGAGCCTCGCCGTTAATGTAAGTAAGTCTTTTAGTGGTCATTTAATAACCTTTTCCACCTTTTTTAGTGCCTTTTTTTGTAGATTTTTTCATATAGATTAATTAAAAATTTATTTCTTGAAGTAAATTATTGTTAAACATTGCATTTACAACCTCTTCAATAATTAATGGACTTTGTAATTCTGCTTTTATTATAGTTTGTAAAATTTCTTTTCCATCTTTTTTTAAAATCAACTCTATATATCTATCAATATCAGCATTAATAAATTGATTTAAAAAGTCTTGGCTTAACTCTTCTTTTTTAGTAAAATAAATAGCCAACATTTTGCCTTTTTGAGGGCAATTAAAATAACAAGTTTCTATCATACAAAAGTTTGTTTATTAGAGTCCCTAATAGTTTGATTTATATGTTCCGTTTGCGCTAAAGATTGTGCGTTCATTAATGCCGTTCTTGCACCAGTAATATTTTTTACTAGTTCATGCTCTCTATCGGCCGCTTTATTAGCGTCGTCAAACTCTAAATTGTCTTGATGAAGTGCTTGCTCTTGCAATAACGCCGCTTTTTTAATGTCTAATTCTTGTTGCGTAAATTGCGCGTCAGTTGCTTGTTTTTCAGCCTTTAATTGCAATTCTTGTTGTCTAATTTGCATTTCAGCCTGTGCAAGCATTTCCTCGACGCTTGGTCCTTTTGGCTCTTGTTCTTCTTGCGCAATTAAACTTTCTTCAACATTGCGACCAACTTTATAAGGCTTAGAAATAAATAACATAAATTGCTTAAAAGCATCTTGCGTAATAATGCCAGACTGCACCAACGGAAAGAATGAGCTTGAAAACTCTGAAATTGAACGGATGTATTCAATGCGATCAGTTTTTTCTTGTTGTTGGTCAATTTTAATAGTTGAATCGGTTTCAACATCAATCGCAAAAGTTCTTAGTTTATCATCTTTAATAAGTTTTTGTAACTCGGCGCCTTGCTCTGGCGTAATTGCGTAGCCTTTTAAATCTTCCAAAGGCTTTTTCATTGTTTTTTTGAACTGCTCTTTGGCTTGCTCGTTAAGTTGCTCTAAGCTAGCAACTTGCTCAGGATTATTGGGGTCGGTTAATGATTGAGCCTCTTTTAATAAAGCATCTAATTTGGCTGTTTGCGCTTTTTCAATTGCTAAAATGTCAACGATTTTAAGTTGAGTCATTTGTGCTAATTCTTCAATAGAATAATTTTCAACGGTTAATTCACAAAGTAAACGGATTAAATCACGAACCCAAAATTCTAACTCTTTTTGAAGCGGTTGAATTCGACTAATTGCAAAGTTACCCTTTAATTCTTGAGCCGTTGCCGTTTCTGAGGCGGTGGTTACGCCCCGCACAATATCACTAATGCCCGTAATATCTCTAATTGAAAAAATTACGCGGTCTTTCCTGTCGTTTAGTTGTGCAATTGTGGCAATGATTTCGCCGAGAGGTTTAAACATCACTAAATCTTGAATCTTTTGACCTCCAGTTGAGAGCATTGGCGTCATAGTGCCATCATCACCATTAAATAAATTAACCATATCAGAATTTTCAGCGATTGACGAATAAAGACCAGTCGCCTTGCACTGTTCAACTAGAGAGCGTATGCGGGTGTCAATTGTGTTTAATTCTTCTGCTTGAGTTTTGTATTGTCTGTAAAGCGGAATTGGTCGCAAATCAATTGGATTAGAATTTGAGCCAAGTGGCGCGGCTATCGGAAAAAAATCTTTTAAATTATAAGGGTCTTCATCGTTTGATAAAAGAATACCCCCGCCGTTCAGCGTTAAAAATAAACAAGATTTTGTTTCTTTGTCCCAAACTTCCCACACTTCAGCCATGGAAAATAATTCATTGTTGTTTTTTTTATTTTTATCTTCACCCAATCTTGTCGCATTTAAAGCAACTGCGTTTCCTTTTTTTTCACCAAAATCTTCAACTAATTCATCGCGGGTTTTATAATGTCTAAAGGCTATCCATCGAACTCTTGACCATTCTTTGTCAGTTGACATTTTAAAATCTTTCCAATCAACATATTCAATGCGACATTTCTTTTCAGAAGCATCTATTTCTTTTTCGCCATTTTCTAATGTAATTTCTTTTTCTGGATCATAGCAAACACGAGCCACGCCACGCCCACCAATTAAAAAATCATCGCGACATTTAGAGATTACGGTTTCCGCATCGGAATCTTTCAAATATAAATCAATCGAACGTTCCATCATTTCGGAAGCAACGCGATTAGTTTCGTTAGAGTCTAAAAATCTTTGCGTTATATTTGTTTTCGGAAGCCTAGAAAATAAAAGCGGGCGAAGTGTTTGCGTATTTGACCAGAAAACATTGTAGCGCTCTTCTGATTGTCCCTCATTGCTGTAAACTGTAAAATTTTCGCCCGCTTCTGTTTGCCATTTTTTCTCGTATTTGTCGGCATTCTCAATTTCTTTCGTCCATATTTCAACAAGCCCAGCATCACCCTTAGAGTGCGTTAAATCTTCTTTATTTTCAACTTGAACACTTTGCATTTATATGAAATCTAATATTGTCATTTCGGTGACGCGTGCAAGCCTCTAATCTTTATTTTTACTAAATAATTATATTTGTCAACAATTATTTTTTACTGTGTGCATAATTTTTAGGAGTAAAATCTCGATACCATTGCTCTTCTAAAGCCATTTGAGTTTTAGGAACTTCAACAACAATAGGGCGAGACATACATAGATACCGCAAAGTATCGACGGCATGATCTTCTAAATCACTATTTAAATCTTCGGGCTTAGAATTGTCATATTGCATAATTGGAAGCGTCCTGATTAAGTTTTTGCAAGTGTTGACAAAATATAAAAGCGGTTTGTTATCTTGTCCGCTAAACCTTGCCCTTATTTGTTGCCAGCCCGCAACCCGTTTATTGTCCGCTGATTGCCAATAAATTTTTTCTTTACTCATTTGCTCCGCAATTGATTCGCCACTCGAAACATCAAATATCGCAGGATCCGCAACCATATTGTCCATTTTTTCACCCTGTTGCATTTCCTTTGTATTTTTAGCGATATCGCCAGCGTGCATTTTTAAGCCTTCATTTGCTTTGCCCGTGCAACCGTAGAACTCACGATAAATAATAATCGCACCCCTTGGAAAGCTTCGTTTTATACCGCCACAATTAACAAGTGAGCCGTCCGACACCGCACCCCAAAGAACACAAAAAGGTTTAGAATAACCCCAATCGAAAGCACGAATTTTAAACCATTCGGGAGGAATAAAAAAAGGCTCGACAATATGCTTATTTTTGTCAAAGTTATCAAAATAAGCCCCGTCGATGCAATCCCAATCTCCATCTAACATTGCGCGCGCTAATGCACCGCCCAAGCCTTCGAGTTTAGCAGCATAAAGTGGATCGTTTAAAGTCATCGTTGGATTATCAGCAAGTTTAGCGGGAATAAATTGCCTTAGCATTCCGCCTTCACTATCTGGCATCCTTCTTATTTCCATTGGTTTACAGCCGTCAATAAAAGTTTGTTTAACAAAATCATGTCCAACGCCCCCGGGATTTGAACCGCAAATAATTAATGGTAATTTTTGTTTAAATTGTGCAGGGACTACAAGCGAGCCAATACGACAACGACCCCGTAAAAACCTATAAATCTTTTCGCTGAAGTGCGTAAGCTCATCTATGAGCAAAATATGAATTTCGGCACCCTGATATTTTACAACATCTTTCTCATGCTGGCAATGGCAAAGGTAAATTTTAGAACCATTCCAAAATGTTATTTCATCGCTAGTAATTGTTGCGTGCTTCGATTTAAGAAAATCAACTAATAGCGCATTAAAACCGCTTGCCCCTTCTATATGATTTTTAGCAAGATCAGAAAATATTCGACGAAATAAATAAATTTGACAATTAGGAACTTGAAGTGCATATGATATTGCAATTAATCTCATTGCGTGGGATTTACCACCTCCTGCCGCACCACCGTATAAAATCTCAGTAGCTTTACTAAAAAACAAATCTTGTTGGCGCTTGTGTAGTTTATTTGCCATTTATTTAATCATCGGAAACAATTAGTTGAAATATCGGAACCGTTAAATGTTCAATCTCATTCTTTAAACTAAACTCATCTTTTGCCTTACGCTCTAATAACCATTTTGAATCTAAAACACTACCGCTTTCTATAGCGTCAAAAACATTAATTTTGGATTGCATGACTAGATGACTTTTAAGAATCTCTTTTTTAGTCGAGAATTCTGGGTGCACCTTACAGTAGTTGTAAAGCGTGCTTTTATCTATACCTGCATGAAAACTTGCTTGCTCATCATTAAATCCTCTCATAAAAGCATGTTCTAATTTATCGACTACCTCTTTTGTCATTATAGTAGGTCTTCCAGCTTCTTTATGTAAATGTTTTGGTTTCTTTTTAGTCATTATTTTTAACCATGTTTTTTCTTTGATTTACCCTTTAACATTTTATTAAAATCATTCACTTCTAAGTTAATCATCAACTTCCTTTTCGGTTGCCTATCTTTCCTAAAAATTCTGCATTCAATCTTTGGTTTCCAAACACTATTTTTCAATTGCTCTTTTAAACTAGCAATTTCTTTTTCTTTTGCGATAAACTCGCCAATAGTAATTTCGGACATAATTTTTTTTTATTTTTAACCAAGTGCTAAAAAATTATTAAATTAGTTTTAATTGTCAAGTTAAATTTAAAGAAAAAAAAGTAATCAAAAAAAAGAAACATTATACACAATTAAGAAAAAGCTTTTTATTTTTTCTTTTGTTTAACTAAACTATTTTTTGTTTAGTTTATTTATTTTGTTTTTGTTTTTTTGTATCTTATCACATGATCTCACTTTGTCAACTTATTATATTATATATTTCTTAATAACTTCTAATAATCCACTCTTTTTAATCACAATCTAAAACATTTTATTCACAAATCTTTTTTAATCTTTTTTTTGTTATTATCTTTTAATAGTCCCGCAAGCCCTTGTCTCTCTAGTCTTATCCCATTTTGAACAATCTTTAAAATAATTTAAATAAGTGCTTGACATTGGTAATTTAATGTTTCATAATGTGTTTTATGAAATGAAATAAATTTCTTTCAAATATTAACTTAAACAAAAAAATATGAAAACTATAAATTACGCAAAAAGAATTGAAAATGATTTTTTCGACATCACAAAAGAAGAAGCTTCAAAGCTTGATAATTATTATATCTTCTACACTTTACTTAATGCAACAATAACTGCATTAATCACTTTACAATCGACAACAATAGAAATGCGTTCAGAAAATTTAGGGCTTGGCGAAGCTCTAGATATTATTGATGAATATATCGCATAAAAACAACAATTAATATTAACTAAATTAAAAAAAATATGAAAAAATTACAACATTTAAAAAACGAACGCGAGTGCGTAGAAAAAATAAGAGACTCAAAAGTAAAAGAGCTTGAAATTTTACACAAATATCTTTGGGACATTGATAAAAAAATACAAGGAATTAAAGATAATGAAATATTTTTTTCAAAAATTCAAGAAGCTCTTGAAATCGGCTGGGCAAGTAATGATGATGAAAAAAATCATTGGCTCAAGCTACTCACTGAAGCAAGAAACGGCAATGAAGATTCATTAATATTGCTTCGTGCCGAATTTAAGCCAAACGAATCTTTCAAAAAAGAAACGGCGAGGTTCAAAAATGTATAAAATATTTTTAACAATCGCTTTAATCGCAATCTTTTTGTTCAAGCAATCGCATGAAGCAAAACAATATAAAGCTGAATTTGAAAATAAACTAGAATTCAACGCTAACAAGCTTCACGCAGTAATTGCTGAAGTTTGGAATATTAACAATTAACTTAAAAATATGAAACTTATAAAAAAAACTATTTGGGTAATAATTTTGTTTTTAATCACAATTTTTGAAATGTTTTTTGTAAACAAAGAAAATAGAAAATGGATTAATAACCAATGGAACAATATTAATAAAAAATGGCAAGATTTAGATAATAATTAATTTAAAAAATATGAAAAATCAAAATAAAAAAGTAATAAATCAAAATTACTACAAAAAAAACAAACACATAATCAGCGAAAGAAACAAGCACAATCGTAAACGCCAAAAACTAATAGACAAAATTTACTTTTACGGGTTTTGGCTTTTACTTACGGCGGTTCTTGCCGATACATTTATCAACCAAATTTTAAAATAATATGATTATAAAACTAAAAAAAGACTCAACTTTACAAATTACAGTCGAAACACAAGTAAAAGAAGCCCTCGCACTTAGAAAGGGTAGCGTAGGTGGCACAAAGTCTTTAATTGACGAAAGTAATAATTATCATTTTACGATAACTAAGCGGGAAATTAAAAAAATTGCCGACGCTAACGGTATAGCAACTTTAAAAAGGGGGAAAAATGACTAAAGAAGAATTTGACACAACATACACCGACAATTTAACTTGCCCGCATTGCGGTTACGAGCATGATTCGGCGGATTTCGAGAAAGAATATAACGAAACAATAACTCATGAATGCGATAATTGCGAAAAAGAATTTGTTTTTGAAGCTGAATGTGTTTTAAAATTCACGAGCAAAAAAAAATTAACTGAAAACGAGGAGAAAAATGTCTAACAATAAATATAAATTTCAAGATGCTTTCTACACTTTAAGAGATTGCATAGACTATTTAAAACTTTTAAAAGATAGCAATGCAAGAAGTTTATCTTCTTCGGAAGGAACATTTGCGAAAAGATTACCAAATCTTTTTGAAGAATATTTAGAACTACTTGAAGAATATCTAAAGCTAATTGAAAATGAGGAGAGCAATGGCTAATATGTCTTACTGCAGATTCCATAACACTTTTTCAGATCTAAAAGACTGTGTTGAGTCTTTACAATGGGAAGTAGGAATTAACGACTTAACAGTAAATGAAAAAGATTATGCTTTAAAAATGCGTGAACTTTGCGAGCTATATTTAAAATTAACAGAAATAAAGGGGGAAAATGATTAAAATCTTTCTTTTACTCTCAATAATCACTCTTAGTTTATTCTCACACTTCTACGCGAACAAGAATAATAAACTAACGGCTGAGGCTTACTCTAACTACGCTTGCACGAAATATTACGATGTTTCTTGCGACAATATTAATTTAAAGTAAAAAATATGAAAATCACAAACAACAACAAAAGACTTATTAAACTTGGTGCCGTGCTTTTAGCAATAATTCTCTCACTTTACATTTTTAATTTACAAAAATATAAAACTAATTGTAAGTCGCTTGAAAATATCGATAAAATTGAATTAGAAACACGATTAAGAGAGTTAAGCGATAAAAATGAGGAATTAGCAAAACAAATTGATTACGATGCTGTAGCGATTAAACACGCGCAAAATCAAATTAATGAATTTAAAGTTAAGTGTAAAAATTGCATTTATCATTTATCAACTAATTGGGAGAATTAATATGAGTGAAAAAATAATAAATTTTCCAAAAGACAAAATCGTCAGGAATCCCGAGAATTTAAATGCGCAAAAACCAAAAGGCTTCCATCAAAAAAAAATAGAAGAATTGCTTTGGCAACTTGAATATGAATTTTTAAAAGGGCATGAAGCTAAAGAATTTGATTTAAATACAGAATTTTACTTTAATAAAATTTTACCAATTAGCAGAGAAGACCAAATGTTTGCAAAATTGATGGTAGTTATTTACCCAACTAATTGGGAGAATTAATATGCAAGAGTTAAAAGAAATACAAATCGAGATTAAAAAAGAGCTAGGCGGGGCGAGTTTAACTCATTTGCTTAATTATTTAGAAAAAGAAATTGGATTTATAATTTTGATAAATTGCAGGGGTTGTCTTTATATTTGTTTTGAAATTGACGCAGAATTTGAACAAGATTTTATGTTACTCAACGATAAAAACCAAGCCCTTAACATTTTCGGACAGTCGGAAGAGTTCCAAAGAGAACTTTACGAGAGAATACAAATTATTAAAAATATTAAGAATAAATAAAACATATGCACATTTATTTAACACTTATTTTAATATTATTCGGCACAGTTTTAGCATTCACAAACCATTTTTTATTCATGGTTTTTATGTTTATTTGCTTTTGCTTATTGATAAATATCATAGTAGACGCCGTTTCATCGATTATTGAAAATGAGAAAGATATTGACAAATAGATTTGGATTTATAAATTGACAAAGAATGATTTTTTTTCATATCATTTTTTAGTTAAAAGTTAATATTTTGGCAAAGGGGGGTTTCATATCCCCTCTTCGCTTACTTGTGATAATGATTTTTTGGTTGCTAATCATTATCGCTGGGTAGCGAAAAGCCAAGCGGTTCGATAAGATACAACTGCGAGAAACGAAGTATGCTATCCTTCTTTTAAATCTGGTGGATCAGGTTTATATTTTTATATGGGGTCAAGAATCCACGCTTGACCTCGCCAAATCAAAGCGTGGAGCATATGAGAGACATCTTATTTTTAAATATACAAACAACAGGATTTTGTTTTAGACTATTTGGTTATGGTATTTGCATTATTTACTTAAAAAAATCTTCTAGTTATTTCGATAGTTATTTCGATAAGTCTAATTCTGATGTTAATTTCTTAAAAATCGGTAAATTTTACATTTATCTTTTGACTAATAAAAATTAACCGTGGAGCATTAATGAATAATCTTTTACCACTCACTTGGAGAATACTAGATGAAGAAATAAAAGTAATTAACAAAGCTTGTGGAAATGTCATTGGCGGTAAGTTAGTTTATGCAAAAGATAAAACTTTTTTAGTAAGATATTTGAGCAGAAACAAACAAAAACTTTTAATAAGATTTGCTGAAAAAATCACAGATAAAAAGTTATCAGATATTGATTTTGGAGAAAATAAAATTGATCAATTAAAAGTAAGAATAATTTTAAGAAAATATCTTAGTAAAATTATTTTTAGAATTGGTTTTGCTAGATTTTATTTAAGATTGATGTCGGTAAATATTTATATAAACAATTTGACTAACAAAAATTAATAAATATTATGAAAGGGCATTTTATGCAAATACAGGAAATAGGTTTTAATATGGAAGAACAAATAAATAGGTTGCACAATAGACATTTAGCAAAGTTATTATCTCAATTAAACGAGATTAACACACCGCAAATAATCATTGATACAATTAAAAAACAACTTTCATTTTACACTAAGGATATTAAGGAACAAGTTTTAACAAGTAATTTTTCTAATCATGACAATTCAAACACAAAATAAATCTTTTATACTACACAAAGATAGTTTATCAATCTTAAATAAACTATCAGATGAAGAAGCTGGAAAACTTTTTAAAGCAATTTATAACTTCCAAACTCAAAACATTTTGCCTACTGAAAAAATGATTGATTGCATTTTTGAGCCGTTTTTAAATCAATTTAAAAGAGATGAAGAAAAGTATCAAAATGTTGTTGAAAGGAATAAAATCAATATTGCAAAGAGGTGGAATAAACCTAATACCAAAAATACCACTCGTAAAACTCGTATACCAAAAGATACCAAAAATACCGATAGTGATAGTAAGAATGATAGTGATAGTGATAGTGATAGTAAGAATGATAGTGATTTACCAATCTTTATAAATAAAGATTTATTTAACGCTTTTGTTGAAATGCGTATAAAGATTAAAAAACCGCTGACAGAAGTAGCAAGAGAGTTGTTAATAAAAAACCTAATAAAATTTGAAACAAAACAAAAAGGCTTTGCCAATGAAGCTTTAGAAAATTCAATCCAAAATTCCTATCAAGGAGTATTTGAACCAAAGCAAAATAACAACTTTCAAAACAAAACACAGGGGGTATCAGAATGGAAACGTATAATCAGTTAAATCAAGAAATTTGCAATGTTGATGCAGAGCAATCATTACTTGGTGCAATAATTTTAAATAATAATTATTTAATTACTGTTCAAGATATTCTAAAGCCTGAACATTTTCATTATACTACGCATCAAAAAATTTATTCTCACATAATTTATTGTGTTGAAAAAAATAATATTGTTGCTGATAGAATCACATTAAAACAACTTTTTGAAACCGATCCCGATATTAAAAATGATGGAGGAGTTAAATATTTGTCAGTTTTACTTAGTGGAGCTAGTAGTTTTGGAATTAGGGATTATGCCGATATTATCATTGATTGCTGGAAAAGAAGGGAGTTAAAAAATTATATTCAAAAAATCTTAGAAAAAATTTCTATTCCCTCAAATTCTTTTCACGATTTATCTTCCGAGCTATCCCAAAAGATTGAAAATCTTGATATCGATGAACAAACTCAACCAAGACCAATTGCAAATGTTGTTGCTGAAAAATTGTGGGATATGGCAAATAAAAAGAATGATGAAATTGTTTCAACTGGATTTATAGGGCTAGATGACAAAACGGGAGGGTTTAACAAGGGTTATTTAGTAATTATAGCTGGTAGACCATCTATGGGTAAAACTACCTTCTCATTGTGCTTAGCAAAGGAAATTGCAAAAAATGACCATGTTCTTTATATTTCAATCGAAATGACATCAAAACAAATCATTTCAAAAATAATTGGAAACGAAGCTAGCATAAATTTAAAAAAAATAAAGTTAAACGATCTTGATAAATCCGAATTAGAAACCGCTTGTAATGCTGGAGAAAGAATTGGAGAATTAAAATTTAATATCGATTATCCAACCAAGGGAATAACTATTAGAAGTTTAAAAACTAAGATTAAAAGACAAGTTGAAAAATTTAAAACTAAAGTTGTTTTTATCGACCATCTTGGAAAGATTAAATCAGAAGGTAAAACTTGGAGTAAAAACGAAGAAGTTTCGCAAATAACCAATTCATTAAAAGATATAGCCAACGAACTTGGAATAGTTATCGTAGTATTATCTCAATTATCAAGAGCTGTTGAACAAAGACAAGATAAAAGACCGCAATTAAGTGATTTAAGAGATTCTGGAAGCATTGAGCAAGATGCCGATATAGTTATGTTTTGCTTTAGAGCTGAATACTATCTTGAAAGATGCATGCCTAGCAAAGTTTATGAACCGAACGATTATGCTGAGTGGGAGCGTGAATTAAGTAAGGTAAGAGGGTTATGCGAAATCATAATCGCAAAAGCAAGGGAAGGAGAACCACAAACCGCTAGATTTAATTTTAACGGAAGCTATGGAAGATTCACTGAAATACAGGAGCAAAATGACTCATATTAAACACATACTTGCGAATGTTGTTGAAAATGCAAGTAAAGCAAAACTTTATCATCAGAATAGAGATATTTTTTTAAAATACTTCGACAGCATTGAGCAATACGAAGCTTTAATATCGGCTGGTAATTTTAAGAAAATCGACGAGATTATAAAACAAAATTCATCTTTTAACTTAGATGAGTTTCTTATTAACTTTAAAAACTAAAATTATGAAAACATTACAAGAAATTATTAAACAAAAACCAATCTATTTAAACAATTGGAGCAATAAAGAAGACGTCGCAAGAGATTTTGAATATGATGATATAAAAAATTTAAATATTCTCTTTGCAGATTATCAATACGGAAGTTACGACGGTGAAGCGTTTGTTCTTTTTGAAAAAGATGGTAAACTTTTTGAAGTTATCGGCAGTCATTGCAGTTGTTATGAGTTAGAAGGGCAATTTGACCCAGAAGAAGTTTGTTTAGAAGCATTAGAACACAGATTAATAAAAGGAAATTATAGTAGAGATATATTTTCTACTCAATTAAAAGAATTTTTAGGATTTTAACTTTAAAAATAAAAATTATGATAAAACTACATTTAGTCGAACCAAAAACAGGAAAACGCCTTAAACTTGGTGAGGATTTTGTTTTTGGTGGACATTTTATTGAAGTTTATTTTATTGAAGTTTGGTTTGAGCCAAAAATCAGAGAAGGTTTAGAAATTCAAGAATTGGTAAAAGAGAAAACTTGCCAACATTATTTACAAGACCCAATAGACCCACTCGGCGACGATCCTATGTTTAATGGTAGGACTTACGGCAACGGCAGGTTTATTTTATGCGAAGGAGAGGCTTGAAAATTCTATTAATTGAAGATTCCAAAATTTTAACAATGTTATTAAAACACCAAGCTAAAATATTAAAAGTTAATTTAACTTGCGTCGATAATTTTGTTGATGCAATTATTGAACTTAAAAATAATGTTTTTAGTTTTATAATTCTGGATAATTTTCTTGAAAAAGAAGATATAAAAGGAGTTGATAAAGCCGAAACATTAAAAGGCTATTCGCAAGCAAAAATTATTCTTTCAAGTGCTGATAGTTGTATTATTAAAAATGAGTGGATTGACGAGGTAATTCCGAAATCACAATTAGAATTAGTGAATGTTATTAACTTAAAATAAAAATATATGGAATTAGTAATTGTAATTTTACCATGCTTAATTGTAATAGTTGGGATTTTAGTAACATGAGAAAAATATTTAATTTTATAGTGTTATTAGTTTTGATTAAAAGAAATAACATTAAGAAAAAATATACAGTTTTTGAAAAACTACCTAATTATTATTTTGGCAAATATATTTTTCGCAAAAAAATATATGGCTCTTACGCGAAGTATGAAGCGACAACAGAAAAATTCAAAAAATATAAATTTAATCTTTGGAACTGGCAGGCAAAGTTTTTATATAAAATGGCTCAAAACAAATATTTAAAATCATGGAAATAAAACTTACCGCAGAAAATATTAAGCAAATAATAAAGATTAAAAAACTTATTAAACTTGAGGAGGACTTAATAGATTTTAATGTAGAACATGATGATATAACAACTGAAAAAATAAGGTCTTGTGGGGTTATTTTAGAGAGAGAAGTTAAAGATTTTTTTAATAACTTCGAGCTTGAAATAAAAAATATAATTATTTTTAAAAATAATGCTTGACACATTAAAACACTTAGTATAGCATATGTTACAAGAGTTTGTAAAAAGACTTTTAAAAATATAAATCGTAAATATCAGATTAGCTCAGCGGTTAGAGCAAAACACTCATAATGTTTGGGTCGGTGGTTCAAATCCATCATCTGATACCAATTAAATCGTAAATTCAGGGGGTAGGATAATCTGGTTATTCCGCTTGTTTTGGAAACAAGAGATTGGAGGTTCAAATCCTCCCTCCCTGACCAAAATCGTAAATATTTAGATGGCTAGTGTTGTGGCGGAATATAGACGCTAACTTTTGAGTGAAAAACTCAATACACTGCTTTATTGTTAAGCGTCCCGACGAATACGCTACCCACTAAATCGGAACTTTGTGCAAGATTTCAATTTTGCACGAAATGAATAGCGATAACGAGTAGTATTGCAAAGGTGTGAGTCCTTTGCCAACACTAGCTTTATAAATATTTAAAAATAAAAAATGGAAAACAAAAACAAAGTTAAAATCTTAAAAATAACAAATAATCTTATTTTAAAAGATGAAGTAAAAATTCAAGCATTAGGAGATTGTGGTAGCATTTTTAGTAGCATGTTCGGTAAAAGAATATTTTATCTAAAAAAAAATGATAAAATAATTATAAAAATGCGGTCAAAAGATGCTAAACTTTTAGATGTAGGAGAAATAGTAAATTTTGAAGATATTTGCAACGGAGAAACTGCTTGGCAGTTTAGTTGGGATTGGCATTATTAATTATTTAAATATTCGGCGAGTCATTCTCGCAAGTGGTTTTTGAACGGAGAAATCCGCACCAGTCAAAAACGGCTATACAGCTGGGAAAGACCGCACAATATTAACTTAAAACAAAAAAATATGAGATTTGAAATTTTTAAAACAAAAAAAGAATTTGTGCAATATGCTAACGACATTTTTGATGAATGTTTTGTCAGATTATCTTTAAACAATGGCAATCCCAATATTCCCTATGTAGCCTACGCTCGCTACATCGAAAAAACAATACATGGCGAAGATGCGAGCGAATTAAGAGGATTTAAGCCAAGTCAGAATCAAAAGATTACTGATAGATTGCAGGAGGAATTGATTAAGCTTTTAACTAAAGATGCGGAAGAAATTGTTTTAGATAGTGAATCTTATAGAGTTATTATTAAAAAATCAGAAGGTAATTTACAAACAGCGATTAATAGATTAATTAACATTATTTTTAATTTTAGAAAATATCAGGACAAAAAGCACTACCCAAGCGAAAATGTTTTTCTTTACATAAACGATCACGAAGTTTATTTGTCGAAAAGACAAACAATAAAATTCAACCAAGCGATTCAAGATAAGCTTGATGAGTATTGGGCAGAAAATCAAACAGAAGACGAGAAAGAAGCGACTAGAGCGGAAAGGCTTTGGGAAATGAATGAGGGGAGATAGTATGAACGAATGGCAACCAATTGAAACGGCACCAAAAGACGAAACTAAAATTTACGGAACTAGAATTTTAGCTTTTTTTCCACTTGAAGAGGAAAGCGATTATTCTAGTCAAATTGTAATAATAAGATGGAGTTATTACAAACGATGGGAGTTGGCTGAGTATAGTGGAGAATTAGATCATGAATTTTATTCACAACCAACTCACTGGATGCCTTTACCAAACCCACCAAAACAAGAAAAGGAGATAACATGACAAAAACATTACAAGAAATCCAAGAATTTAATCGCAGGAAAATCATTTGTGCGGTTAATGGAACTGAGAATTATCAGGAGGCTTTGAAAAAAGAACTTGGGGTTGGTTGCAAGGTTAAAATTAAAAATTTTATAACTAATAATGAATTTAATGAAGAAATATTTGTCATTGATGAATATTGCGATTTTT